TCGGCGAAAGCCGACCAGGTGGTTGTTTATTTCTTTGGGTCGTCAAAAGGATCGGCAGACAAAACTGCAATCATGGCGGCTCAGAAATAGTCATCCTCCACGCTCCTCCCACTGCGGCCGGCCCCTGGGGAGTTAATCCGGCGGCTCCTCAGGGGCATTTTTTTGGCCGACAGCGGAAGGAACCTTTTCACTTTCTGCCTGGTCTTGACTACCTTTCTGATTCTTATCTTGGGAAACACTAGCACACCTCCCAGAAGATTATCTGCTCTTTCATTCGTCCGATTCGATAGGGATACTTTGAAAACTCCAGACAGAATGGGGGCCTAAGAATGGTGGCCTGTCTTCGGACCTTTTGGAATATATAGATATACCCGCCGTGTCCTTTTGGAACGGTTTCCCAGTCCACCTTTCCGTGCAGCCAGTGAACTGCATGTCTCCTGACCTCATCACTTTCCATCTGACGGATAGTTCCTGGACCCAGGAAGTATTCTACAAACTCCGTACTATCCTTGGCCACCCGCATATACTTCCCACCAAGCTCAGAGTCCTTCGGGTCTATGGCCTTCTGGACTATACCTAGTAGCCCCTCACTTAATAGGCCCTTCAGCTTTTCCATGGCCTCTGCTGCCAGTATGTTGGGGAAGAAGGGAAGTTTACCCAAGACGAGAGGATGATTAGAATTTTTTGTGTCTGTTCGGATTGATACCCTGGGCCAGCTGACCGCCATCTGCTCGTAAACGTACAATGAATCTTCGTCATGGACCACTATGAACTCTGGGGTATTGAATCCAAGGTCCGACAACAGCCTTATTGAATCAAGCTTCTTGCCCATAGAATCTCCTTGCATATTCTAAGATGCAGAGCGCATCGGCTATACCTTGTCTCCAGTTCGTCTTCGAGGGAGGTGTATCACCAAGACGTCCCCGAAAGGCTGGATACATGGTTCTGGCATATCGCCATGCCTTTTCTTTTCGCGCAGCAGTTCCCTTCTTAGATCGGCTACGGGTATTCGACGTGATTTTTTGCCAGGTCCGCGGGTTGATAACTTCACACGGGATATCAACGGCAGCGAAAGCACCTTCCCAAGACCCAATATTGAGGCCAAGCCCAAAGTTGCCCCTAGCACCGAACTGTGGAGAAGCGTGGTTTGCCTCAATAATTCCTCGCCACTCTCCCCGATACCGATCAACAAGATTTCGTAATAGTCGGTACATTTCATGAACATCTCCTGGACAGCGCCGGGCTCGAATGATAGTCCGTTTCCCTTCACGTCTAACCATCCAGGCCACGGCGCCGTTCCATCCAGCGTCTATTGCCACCAGGTTCATTAGTAATTACTCCTTTGCCTGAACCTGTTTACCTCTGACTTGCGGAAGTAAAGGTTGGCAAGTTCCAACGCCGAGATCCCAGCCAAGATACAAGCCTCCAGAAAGAAATGTAAAGCATCGGCCATCTCTTCTTTGAAATGGTCCTCGTCAGTCTCCATCATGGTTTGTTTCCAAGGCCGATTCTTTAAAGTTCCCATGGCCTCGGCTAGTTCCTCAATGCACCAATGGATCCTCTGCTTTATCTGGTGCTGTCCCTCCCGGCTGTTCAGGCTCACTGGAACCTGGCTCGGTACCACACACGGTTGAGTCTCCTTTTCTATCTGGTGGTACTTCTCCATCAGCTCCTTCTGGCGATCCATCATCCGGAATAGACTGTCCTCCTCCAGAATCTGATCCATCGTTTCCTCCATCTCCTTTATGTTTACCATCCATGGCCTCCTGTCGTTGTCGTAACCGATCTACTGCTACGTTTGAAATCTTTATCTGCCAACAAAACCCGTCCTCAGGAAGCGCCGGCCAGGCCCATTCTCCAGAGATCCTTCTCGTAATCTCATTAACTCCAAACGTCCACATGGGCCAGGCTCCATGACACCGTCCTACTATTTTCCCATCGTCATTTCTTACCGGCTCTCCGTCCTCAGTAAAAGGAATAAAAGCTTCGCAGTCACGGCAGAAAACGTTATACCCGGGAAATATTCTTATCCTCGTTGTTGGAGACAGGGCTCCAGTCCTTTTCTTTCCCTTCTTCTTACTGCTCATCTATCACCTCCACTGTTACGTAGTCCTCTGGTACCTCTTCGACTCGGATCTTTCCTTCATCCACAAGTTTCTCGATGTCCTCCTTGTTCTTGAGATTCTTGTATCTCACTCCGTATTTGGCTAGGTACTTCCCAAGCTGGATTTCTCGCTGGCCGTGAGACGCAAAGGTTTCGGCGATAGTCTGGCGGTGCACGGCCCTCTCTGAAGTTAGTTCTTTGATTCTCTGTCCTAACTCATAGTAGTATTCAGCGGCTAATTCTAGGGCCGATTTGAGGGGTTTTGTGAGGGGTTTAGTCTTGGCGTTCTCGAACTTTTCGATCCCGATCTGTTTGCAGGAAGTTCCATACATACACCACTTAGGGTTCTGGCATCCCATAGGTGGGAGCTGCCCCTTGTCTAGTAACTCCTTTACATCCAGGATCTTCTTTTCGATCCGCTTGTACTCTTTCAGCCTGGCTTTGAATACGATGTCCTTGGTCTTTCTGTTGGTCTTGTTCCGTACCCTGAATCTGATTACTCTCTTTCCATAAGCCCCGGCGTAGAATTGTACCTGGTCCCAGTATTTCCGGAAGAGGTCACTTCCATTCCTCAGATCTTCTTCGGTTCTTAGTAGGTTGTAATTATAAGATGAGAGGCTCTTGAACTCTACCAGCTCTTTTGGAAGGAGACCATCCGGAGTAATGATTACTTCCGCCTTAACGTTCCCCCTGCTTAGTACCACCATTGCCGGCTCTGGGGATTTAAAGTTGTCTCCCCATTCCTCTTGGGCTTCCGTCTTCATGACTTCGTCGTGCTCCTGTCCTTCATCAAAGGCGGCCTGAAGTTTCTTACTTATGACTGCCTCAACACCTTGATAAGCTAAGGCCATCATTCTTGGGCATCCAAGTTTGGAGCCGGTGAATCTCCCTTCTCTTAATTCCGAGTCATATGCCATCACATCCTCCTTTAAAAAGGAAGGCCCAGCCCCCTGCTGGTAGGCTTGTCCGGTGGGAATCGGAGGTGAGACCCTTGGGACGGAGGCTGGGCCAATGGGTTAGTCGTCCTCTTCATCCAGATCAAGTTCTTCGATGACCAGCTGACGGAGTTCTTTCACGTTGTCCCAGTCCTCATCGTCAATCTCCAGTTCTTCTTCTTCGATGAGGGCGAGCAGCTGTTTCTTCTTCATCTCATTGATCTGGTCCAAGGTGTAGGCGGCTTCCTCTTCCTCTTCCTCTTCCTCTTCTTCGCCGCCCATGGCTTCGATGGCTTCGATCACCAACTTGCGAAGCTTCTTGACCTTGACTTTGTCGTCGACTTCGAGATCCAGCTCGTGGTCCTCGATCAACTCACGGAGTTCCTTGGACTTCATGGCATTGATCTCTTCTGCTGTGGGAAGATCACCGGCTTCCTCTTCTTCTTCTTCCCCCTCAGCTTTCCCTCCGAGTGCCTCGATGACTTTGTTAGTAAGGTCATCATCATCCTCACACTCAAAGGGGTCAATTTCCAACTCCAGATCCTCCACGATTCCCATCAAGGTCGGCACACTTAGTTCATTGAAATCAATTGTCATCGCTTCTTCCTCCGTTTCCTTTTTGGTCTGGCCGTCTTCCCGGCCTTCCCGGTTTTTGTTTTTTCCTTGGAGACTTTGAATCCCTTTAACAGACCATCCAGGTCGAGAACATTTCCATAGTTGTCCTCGAGCAGGGAGATCATTTTCTTTGGACTCAGTACCTCCATGGTTTTGGTAAGATCCTCCAGGTGTTTCTCCCACTTCTTGATGGGGATCGGCGTAGATTTCGGGCGCATCCGATAATCGTACTTGGTCCCCCGGCCTTTTCCGGACCGCTCGACGTAAATGTCGAACCCCTTCAATGGGTGGGTAGGGTCATCGATGTCTTTGTCTTCCAAGAGGGCCAGAAAGTATTTCCCAAATGAGAATGGGGCCGCCCACTTGGCTACCTGTTTCTTCTTGCAGTCGACACCTTTGACAACAAACTTTGCCCCCCCAGCTTGTAAGTCTTTTCCAATCTTTCTTTCGTCCTCATCCCCTTCCAAAAGCCTTGCCACGACATAGCAGGTTGGGCATGGGACAGGGGTAAGCCAGGTGGCATTGTCTTCTAGGCATGGGAATGCTCGGCGCCGGCCGTCAACTTCAAATCCATAGTGTAAGATCCGGCGGATTATACAGATTCCTCGCTCATCCCAGGCAGGGAACACTCTGAACTGTTCCTTTTCTCCTACCTTTGGATCCCACCATTCACCTCCACCTAATTCCTCGGCCAGCTGTTTTGCATAAGTCTTACTGGCCGGGTGGTATCCTTTCTTTGCCATCAACATTCCTCCTTCTGATGTTGTGTGTTCTGGGGGATTGAATCTCACCTCCTTTCTATACATTTTACTACAAATTTTTCACTTTGTCTACAACTTTTTTCCACCTCCTTTCGACCAGCTGGGATTCTGTAAAATATCAACCTCAATTGGTACACGAAACCTCACCCCAAAGAGATTATCTAGTAGGGCCGGCTTGACATAGATCCTCCGCACGGACTGGGCCAGGTATTTCTCTTCACCCGGGTACGTGTCAAACAGCGAGGCATCGTGTACGTTTCCGATCAGCAAGCTCTGCGCTCCTTCTTGTTCCATCACTGAGTTCGTTTCTATCATGGCCATCTTGGTCAGATCCGCGGCCAACCCCTGGATGGGGGAGTTAACACCCTGCCTGAGTTGTTCTCTCCCTGTTGAATCCCCAAAACCAGCGCCGGGCAGCCGACGGATCCGACCAATCAGGCTCTTGCTTTCCTTTGTCCTGGATATCATTCCCTGCTTATGTCGGATCCACTTCCTTACATCGGGGTAAATACTAAACCATGCTCTGATAACATTCTCTGCAGCCTTCGTGCCGATCTCCAATCTCTCGCCCAGAGCCCAAGCAGATATAAGATATATGATACCGAAGTTGACTGACTTGGTAAACTTTCTGGCAGCAGCAAAGTCCTCGCCAAATCTTCTAACGTAAAGATTCTTTGCAACCTTATACATTCTCTTTGTGACGGCGTCATGGATATCAACCCCCGAGTCAAAGTCCCGAAGCATATTCCGATCCCCAGAATACTCGGCCATGAGTCTTAGCTCGATCTGGGAATAGTCCACCTGGGTTATACATCCACCCTTCCACCTGGATACAAACATCTCCTTGATCTGTGGAGCGCCGGACTCTGGGAGCAGGGCCTCAACCTCCGGGAACTCGGCCGCAACCTTCCTGAAGACATCGTCCAGCTCGGTAGTATCTCTGGGAATCTGTTGGAGGTTCGGATCCGTACAGGACAGGCGGCCCGTAACCGTACCGACCTCTTTCCCCTTCTCTGGATCCTCATGCTTGATCAGGTTATACCTTGGGTGCAAGAGTCCGTCCTGCTTGATATGTCTCTCCAGGCCCGACAGAAAGTGAGAGTTGAAGTGACGGATCTTCTTGTAGCATATGATCCAGTCCAGCTTTTGCCTATGATTATAACCCTTTACCGTTCCCTTCAGCTGGTCCAAGACCTCAGCCTTCACCGACCCGATGTCCTTCTTTGGGGTCCGTTCCAACACCCGCATCCCGAGATCTCGGTACAGATAGTCTGCCAGCTGGTCACCTGAGTTGAGGTTTATTCCGGGGAACATGGACTCAATAGCTTCAAGGGCCGCTCCAAATAATTCTATGTTCTGATCCAAGAGTTCCCGGTCAAGGTTCACCCCGTTCTGTTCCACGTCTACCAGCATCCGGGTCGAGGCAAGCTCGAGGTCCAGGAGTGGCTCCAGCTTTTGCTTCTTGATCTGAGGCCGGTATATCTTCCGCAACCTCTCGGTAGCATCCACATCCTCACAGTTATACGAGGCCACAACTTCGATAGGCAGGGATGGCATCTGTCCCTTGTAAGGGGCGATCTCTTCTTCCCGTTCCCCCAGGTCCGTGTGCTTCCTCTTTTGGGTATGGAGATCCTTGCTGGGTTCGTTCTCATTCAGAAGGTGGAGTTCAATCAGGTTATCCTCTAGCCCGCCTCTCCACCTAATGGTATAGGCCCTCATACAATGGAGCTCATACTTAGCATTCTGGATCCGGGCAGTGAACCCTGGCCTATTGATAGCCTCAAGAACTGCGGGCCATAGCTTTTTATCGAAGGCATAAGCTCTGCCCGGCCTCCGAGATAAAGCCATAGATACAATGAAGAAGTCTGCGTCGTAGGTATCTAGTCCTGAAGTCTCAAAGTCTAACGAGCCGCGTCCATGTTTTAGAAAATCGCTAGCAATGTCAGCCGCAAGACCGGGATCTAATATCAACTCGTACCTTGCCTTCCTTTTACGCGGCTTGTTGATACCTAGAAATCTTTCCAGATCTTCCCTAATTGTTTGTTCAGCTGCTGGAGTACGTAAGGCGTAGCTAGTGTGATAGGTAACGAACACTGGTAGGTCTGGAAATTCTTGAAAGCGGATCTCCGTTTTGCGGCCGGTTTTAACTGACATTTGATTAGAATTAACTACGCTTTTAGCTGCGACAGCCCCCAAACATATTACAATTCGGGGGTTGAGTTCCTCAATTTCTTCTATTAGATACTCGCGGCAGGCCCGAATCTCTTGGATAGAGGGTGTCTCATTATCTGGGGGCCTACACTTACAGGCGTTGGTAATATAGAAATCCTCTCGCTCCCATCCAATGGCTGCTATAATTTTATCCAACATCTTGCCAGCCCGGCCTGCGAATGGTTTTCGTATGTCATCTTCTCTCTCACCAGGAGCTTCACCTATAATCACAACCCCCTTGTTCATGTCCCCATCTCCTATGAGGCAGGGGTTCCTGGCCGTCTTTGATAGCCTACAGTTCTTGCAATACCTATTCCGAAGGTTCTTCCACAGATCCATGATCCATCACCTTGAAGTCTATCCCGGCGTCTACCAACAGGTTAGCCGGGGCATCCATCTGCTGATAGGCAAACCAGGCATAAACTTTCTTTATACCAACGTTAACAATAGCTTTAGCACAGTCATAACAAGGGAACACCTTGCAGTAGAGGTCTGCCCCGTTTACGGCTACTCCAAACTTGGCCGCCTGGAGTATGGCGTTCAGCTCAGCGTGGACAGTACGAATACAATGCTTGGACTCAAACTTCATGCCATGTGCCATCCGCCTCTTCTGAAACTCATGGCCCACCTCGTCACAGTGAGGCATTCCTGCCGGTGCCCCCGCGTACCCGGTTGAGATAATCCTTCCGTCCTTTACCAGGATCGCCCCGACTTTACCGCGGTCACAGGTACTTCGTTCGGCCACGGCCATAACTACCTTGAAGTAATATTCTTCCCTTGAAAGTCTCATGATCTTCCCCCTGCTATGATGATTAAGACCAGGACTACCAATGTCAACCCAATGATTTCAGAGGTCATCTATCTCCCTTTCTAATCTTTCTATAGTTAGTCTTAGCCTAAATACCAGACTCCGAAGGGCCATCTTCTTGGCCCTCTCCAGTGACTGGTAGTACCTGACCGGGTGTTTCTTAATTAGATTTCCAACAAAGACCTGCCAACCCTTATACCGATTTAACATAAGCTGGACAGTTATTCCAAGCTCCCAGTCTGCAAACCCCCGGCATGAACTATCACCTAGCATCTGCCAGTAGGTTTCTTTCTTGCAGAACGAGCGTGTTCCTTTTCCAACTTCCATGCCTTGTACCTCCTGTACGACCTTTCAGTCTGGGCGTAGAGGGCTACAGTCGCAGGATCGTCTGCCCTTTCTAGGTCGCGGTGACACCTCCGGTGAAAACCAGAACTGCACTTGCTTTTCTGGCGGGGCACCCTTACCCCAAAAGTGTAGGCCAGTGGGTAATAGATGGAGGCTATGTAAAGTTGGGTAAAGTAGAACCGGACAGTCCGGATCTGGCGGAGTAGCTGTGAAGGAATGTACCGTCTGAAAGTGTTCTGTAGAAATAACAAGTCTGCCCCGAATTTCTTTACCGCCTCCGTCGTCCTGTAGAACACCACCATCTTTCCCCCAGTCTCGTTCAACATATAGACCGCAGAGGTCATACAATAACTTTTCAGCCGCCCTCCCATAACGCTCCCTTTTGTCCCAGTCACAAAAGATAGACTTGCTGAAACATACCTTCGGCCGCCCTTCCTTGTCTTGTCCCATTGTTTCTTTAACACCTCCTTCGCCTCTCCCAGTAGTACCTGGTCTTCATAGATCTTCTTCAGCTGAGTCATCTTCACCGGGGCATACCCCAGATCCTCTAGTGTTGGGCCCGGACTAAAGAAGTCGTTGACATCCCAGACCAGGTTCTCAAACACCTTCCTGTTCCCGGACTCGATGCTTATGTTGCTGGTCCGATTGGAGTGTAACCACTTGATGAAAGCGATGTACTCCTTCTTCAGGCCCTTCTTCTTGCTAGAATATACCAGCACTCTCCCAGTCCTTTCTGAAGCAGTGAAGGCTCCCGATGAAGTGGGTGAAAGTTCCATACGCAACCCCCAGTATATCTGCCATATAGCAGAGGAACTCAATAGCCAGGGCTACATCCACCTTGAAGTGGGCGAAGTAGTCACAGCTCCTCATGGAATAGATCATGTGCAGCCGCTTCTTCCGGACAAGGAACTGGTAGTGCAGTGAGCATGGTACTCTGAACTTCCCCCCGAACCCTCGTTGATCTTCCTTGTCATAGATAGTCAAGACCGCCTGCCTGGTATTGGGACGTCGGAGAAGTTCCTTGTAGATCCGATCCAGCTGGACGCGGATCCTCTCGTTGTAGGTATAGTCAAATTCACCATCCTGGTTTAACATCGGCTCCCATAGATCCATTCTGGACTGCCATGCCTCGCCAGGGTTGAGCCAAGAATTCGACATCCGATGTGCATGTTCTCTTGCCGTGTAGCACCATTCTTCAGATGAGAGGCAGTCCGCTGTGTCATGCCATCCATCTAGACGGTAGGCATAGCCGATGATCTCCTTCATGTCGAAGTTTGGATCTTCCCGTACCTTGAAAGCCTGGACCGAGTGGGATGGAACCTCGGTACCCAGCTCCACAAGATCCCGACCAACCTCGGAGTGCATCTCCGTGAAGTTCTGATAGATTCTCACACTATCCTCCCCGTGTCATAGTCGACACTAAATTCTGCGACGTATAGTTTTATCCCCGGCCTTCTAGCCTTGGCCAGGAACGCCCGTCCCATACCTTCCTCCTTCTCTTCGGGTGTCTGACAATAGCCGATGATTCCATCGGCCGTCCATGCCTTGGTAATGTCTTCGGCCAAGTTCTCCAGGCTTACATTCTTCCGGTTAATAGCGTCCCGGTTTGCCTGGCTCCCGGACCATAACAGGAAGTCGTTCCGGCGGGCGATCCTACGCAGCTCCGCAAAGATCCCTCCGATTTCATGTCTCTTCTCCGAGTACCTTAATGCCCGGCCCGGCCTCATGATATCTGGATAGTCCACTGCTACTATATCCGGCATTGGATTCATTGACCTCACGAGGTTCTCCACCTGTCCTGGTGTAGCCGAAGTATCACTCCAGTCCTTTATGAATATGTTACCCCCTTTCTTTAGCATCCTGGCCTTTATCCTCTTAGCCAGGAGTCCCATGGCATTATTAGTTGGCCCGATCAATCTCCAGTAGGGGATCTCGGAGACGATGGTATCGATCCTCAGCTGGACATCGATCCGCCCTTGATCTCCACAGGTTATATATAATCCAGTGTGCCCTGCCATAGCCGCGTTAGCTAGCATGTTTAACATCCACTGGGTCTTCCCTCTTCCCGGGGGTGCAAGGATAACCCACATCTCTTTTCTGGTGGGGGCCCAAGGTAGTATATCATCAAGTCTCGCAACTCCCGTCTTGATAGGCTCGCCCGCAATCCTGGCCTCATCGTAGTGAAATGATATAGTCTCTTCCCCATAGTTGTATATATCTTCACTGATATCCAGTTCTTCAGCTTTGTCAAGTGCCTTGCGGAGTCCGTCAATATCAAAGTCACAGCGTCCCTCGATGGCTGCTAGGTTATCCATAAGTGAGGATCTGATAATTCCATCTTGGATGAATCTTTTAAGATCCTCAATGATGACTTGTTCATCGTAGCCTTTTACCTTTAACTTAGGGATAAGCTTTAAAATCAGCTTACGCTCTTCACCTTTCTCCTTTACTAAAAGGCGTAAGTTTTTAAGCGATATGAAATCTTTGTCTGGGTACTTGTCAAAATACTCCTTTACATAAGTAAACAGCTTACCTGCTTCAGCTAAAGTAAAGAAGCTTTCGTCTATTTGAAAGCCAAATCTTCTAAAGTAAGAAGCTGTTCTTAACAGACCTACAATCTTACTTTCATTCATAAGCTTTCCTTAGTTCACCTAGATTCATTTCACCTGGATCCTTTTTCCTTGGGTAAATTACCTTTACGCTTTTACAAAAGGGTTCAAGTGCACGGGCGAATTGGATTGGTTCCTTAAACGAATTGGGATCAGCCCATACTATTGCCTTACAACCTGGTGCAATGTACTCCAGAATGCTGGTCACCTTCCAACTTCCATAAGTAGCCCCCAGTACAGCTATCACTGGTATTTTTAATTTCTGCCAGATGTTGATGGCATCAAACACTCCTTCGACAATTATCAAATGGGAATATTCCTTCTTGGCCATTTGATATGGAACAAAAATGTATCGACCTGGGGTCTTGGCATTCTTGTATCTAGGTCCAGCCCCGTACATCTTTCTCTGCACGTAGTAAACTAGATTGGATCCCTTGTAGATTGGGAACATGAGGTAGTTGTTATTCTGTAGGACAAAAGGTTGGAGGGGAACGGGGTCAATCCTCCGGCTCTTGAGGTATTTCCATGCCGTCATTTTTGGTTTAATTTTTAGGATTCCTGGGGGAAACTCGAGCAAAGGGGTAGAATTATCCTTCAAAACCCCCTCAGAATGCCTCCAAATTGCTTCCAGAATAGGAGATCTTCCTTCAGGGGTAACTTTCTCTAGTATTTCAGAAATCTCTTCTCTAAAGGCCCCGTTTTGTAGTAGTGATACTGGACCTTTTTTGCCGCATGATCTACGCCAGCAATAGAACACGCCTTTTTCTCGGTTAATGCTAAGACTCAAAGGATATCGCCCATCATAACACCATGGACAGTTAATTCTTTCCTGGCTCATCCCTTATCCTCCAAACAAAACAAGCCCGACCCCCCGGCGGGGAGAGGGGCCAGGCTTGTAGGTCTACGCGAGCTGGGAGACATAGACACCGTGTCTCCGTAGTGTTGCCCGGATCTTCCTGGCAGCTGCCGCGTCCTTAGACTCTCGAGCTGCCTCCAGCTGGTTGATGAGATCCTTGATCTGCTTCTGGGACAAGGTGCTGTCCTTTGCCGCTGACTTCACGGCCTTGCCCGTGGGGGTGGAAGCTTTCTTGCCCTTCCGCTCCTTCTTGGCCTTGGGATTCTTCACCAGCTTAGCCTCGGTGACATCCTGTTTCTTTGACTTCTTTCCGGTTCTTTTCTTTGCCATGCTATCATCCTCCTGTTGTTCCCGCTTTCCGCGGCCTTTTCGTTTTCGCCTGGGTCTTGCAGGCATTGGAGCTAACTTCCCGCCTTCATCTGTTTGCTCCCTCAAATAAACCTCAGCCAACCTTAATCTCATCAAAGACGTGCAATCCATTACCAGACTACAGTTTTGACAGACTGGGCTAGTGGGTTCGAACTTCCATCCTAAACATGTCTTGGACCTGATTTCTTCTCCCAATTGACACCTCCTGCAATGTGGATACGGGTCGTAAGGGAGCAGTTCCTTGTACTCCCTCTGGGCCGCTCGCCAGTACGTGTGGTAATCGGCATCCCGGTCATCAGGTTTAATCTTCTTTAACCTATGAACCTCTTTTCTTGCAGCCTCCAAACGCCTCTTTCTATCAGCAGAAAGTTTCTCTGGCCACTTGATTATACGTCCGGCACATAGTGCTGGCGAGATCCTTTGCTCGTACTTTTGGCACCAGATAGCTATTGGCCTCACCTCCTTGATTAAACTGTCAAGCGTTAATATTATTTTATCAAACTTCGGCCATTTTGTAAAGCTTTCTCTATCTCCCCGGAATAACACGGGAAATCCGGCCTTGGCCGCTCGCTTGATAATCTCCCCGAAGCATCGCCTGCGTCCACGGCTGTAGGCTCTGAGCCGTTTTACCTCTCGTGGAGGGAACATCGTGAACTCAAGGTGCTCCGGATTCCAGTAGATCAGGCATGAGTTCTCCAACGGGGCCGGGGTGAACCTTTCACGTCGCTGCCGGCCCCAGAGTTCACCTTCTCGGTCTATGCGTCGCCAGGGCATTTCAACCTCCGGCCAGCATTACTCTCTTCCCACTGGCTACCCATAGCCGGCCTAGCTCGGTATGGCGTATCTTGCATTCTACAGGCAATGGCCCTACCCGTTCCGTTCTGGATTCCACGCTTTCTCCTTCCATACGGGTCCACGGTCACCTCCCGCCGGCAGTGGGGGCAGCGAGTTTCATATAGGTCTATCCCGTTCTGCCAGTAAGTAAGAAGCCAGTGCAGACAATGAGGACACTCTGCCGCCGACCCCTGCCGGCTCCCGATTATGAAGTAACGCTTAGCTCTCATCCAACATTAACTCCTCTGGGTTTATCCACGTAATGGAATCTTCGATCTCCCGTACTTTTTTGGTCAACCCAGCCTGCTGTTCTTTTAGCAGTGCAATTTGTCCCAGTTTGTCGGCGTTGTCCTCCGTTGGGTCACAGACCGTTTTGGAGAACTGAAATCTGGTTAGCTTTTGCCGTGTCTTGCGGGTACCAATAGTCAGGTTGAACTTACCGTCCAGGCCGATGCTGTTAATGGTGGCCTCTTCGAACTTTCCCCAGGATACATAGTACACCGGGATTGACATCTGTCGTTTCTTCCGCATGTAACGGTCGATCTTCTTGAATACCCTGTCCAAATCCTCTTCCCATTCCCGACCGACGCCGGGTAGATTGTAGACATACCTCCGCAGGATGGGACGGAACTCAATCACCACCCCGCGGTAGTTTGTGGAAGAGGACAGCTCGGACCTGGCATTCGCCTTTTCCGTGCTTTCCCTTCTTGCCATTGTTATTTTACCTCCACCGTGATAGTCTCCCGCGGCTTGTCCTTCTTCCGCGAGATAGATTGTGGGAAATAAATCGCGAAGGGCCGCTCTTCACCCTTCATCTCAGCCTCGTACCGATCCCCACCACTCCTGTTGGCAGGATTGGTTAACTTGAAGATCAACTTCATTTGGTTTCACCTCCTTCTTTTTTTGGAATCTCGAGCAGATCTAAGCATGTCTCATCCAGATAACCATACGCCCATATCCCATGCTTTAAGGGCACCCGAACTCTGGATGGATCTCGCTTCCATGTTTTTACCTGTCCATTGACTCTCCATCTCTGGGGTGTCCCATCGGAGTTCTTATTATGGGCATGATGGAGTATCTGACCCGGGTACAAGCCTTTGGCCTCTTCCAGCGTCATTGGCTTCACCTCCCTTCCTTACCTTAGTCAGGGCCTAATTACCACCCGGCACCGCCTGCTCCGGCAGCCTATGAAGTTGAAGCATAGGAATCTTCCCAAGCGGTCGGACCAGAAGCCGGGGTGGCCGCAGCGTTTGCAGATAAAGATTAGCACTCTCTCTTCTCCTTTGCCATCTGGGCCCAGCCCAGGTTCTCCATAATTATGGACAGCCGGCGCTCGAACGAATCCCTCAAAATAGCCGCTACCACGGAAGTATCATGACCGAACTTCCCAATTGAGTATTCGTCGCAGTCATCTGGGGCATGGGGATAATTGCTTACCCGAACGAAGCCGCTTACTTCCCATCCATTCTTCTCTACAGTCCCCAATATGGTTTCAGTTGGGATCGGGACAGCTGCTATTCCATAATCTCCATATTCCATAATTACATTCAGGCAATCTTCCCCATTATCAAACTGAACCCACCAGCCCAGCTCCTTACAGGCCGCCTTTAGGTCACTCTGGATTCTATCCGGCATACACCTTCTCCTTCGCCATTAAGATGGCCGTGGCCAGCTCAGGCAGGACCGCGGCGTCTATGATAACCCGCTCTCCATTCCGATTAGTTATTTCCACCTGGGCGAACCGGATCCGACTTGGCTGGTCGGTTAGGGCAGAGGGCCAACTTACGATTACCTCGCCGTAAGTCAGCTCTCCCCCAACCTTCCCAGTATTCCGGTCGCCATGCTTTACACCTACTGAGTAAACGATCGATTTTTTCATGTCTACCTCACCTTTCTAGCCATGCCAGGCCACATCTATTCCTTTTTTCACTTCTTTCAAAGCATCCGGAATTTCTTCCTCAGTCCATCCCAGTGTTACCAGCAGGCGGACTATAAAGAATCCCAGAATCTCCGGCCAGTGGTCATCTTCCAGACCTAGCCCATCCACCACCACTTTAGCTAGGCCATCCAGATCTTTAAGATTCTCCCAAATTTCTACCATCGGTCTCACCCCCTCTCTTACCCTATGCGGGCCTTAATTTACATCCCCCATCCTACCAGTAAGTAATATAGAGATGGCGAACTATCTTATTTCTAGCCACCTTCCGGGCCTTGATGGTATCTAGCCGCTCTTCCACCTTCTCCCGGATTAAATCGTTTAACTCAATAAAAGCATCTACCACCTCATGGTCGTCTTTTAGCTCTTCGACCACCGCCTTTATTTCTTCGTAGGTATCTGGCATCTTACCCTCCAATGCTAGCGGTTCTCGACCAATCCCATAGCCAAGCTAGGGATACCACCAATCCTACCAAACTTACTACCAGGAATATCTCCATCGGTCCCACCTCCATTCCCCAAGCCAGCCGGTAGGCCCGGCCAGCCAGGGCAAGGGGCGTGGGCCCCCGCCTGTCTAAGTCTGCTGGTAGCTTTCCCAGTTCGCCACCTCCACTGCCTTCCCCAGGGCTTTCTCCGTATGGTCGTAGCCGTCTGCCCCGGCCCGGTTAGAAATTTCCCCGATGGTCCAATCCCAGCCGTAGGTTTCAACCATCTCTTCCAGTGCCCTTCTAAAGTTCTCAACCTTCCCGCTCATCTTACACCTCCGTTGGTTAGGGAAGAGGCGGGGTTCGCCCCCGCCCCTGCTAGAAGTTGGAGAGGTAGAATCCCAGCTTGCGTATTTTCTTGCGGAGCTTGCGCTGGGCCATATCCTCCAGGCCCTTATCCAGCTCCTCCAGGTGGCCCAGGATGGTCTTCCAGTTGGGATACGCCTTCTGGTTCTTCTTCGCCTTCAGGAAAGCCATTGCCTCGCCGTAGGTGGCCCGCTTCTGGCTGGTCTCCACCGGCTCGCCCTTGGCCACCACCCGCCGGCCCTTCTTGGTCCGGGGCCGCTTCACCTGCGCCTTCGCCCTGGGGGCGGGCTCGACTTGCTTGCTGGTGCTGTCCCCGGCCTTGTGGACCTTGGCCAGCTTGGTGTTTGCCTCGTCCGCCTGAGCGGGCGTCAGGCCCTTGTGCTTGCCCGGGGCCAAATCCTTCGCGGTCGCCTTCTTCGTTCCTCTAATCTTTTTTCTAGCCATCGTCTTTCTCCTTGTGGTACGGGTTAATGGATAAGCTTTGATTCTACCTTAACTTAGCGGCCTGCAAAAGTAAAGATAAATCTTGTTTAAGTGGATACTAGAGATACCAACTAAATGGGTACGGTTAAGCTGCAGGCTTATAGGAGCTGTAAGCGGCTTAAATTATTAAGCTTTACGGATTAAGCTTTACAGTGATCTTTTTATCTGATATCCTAGGTATAGCCGCAGCCGTCAGAAGAACAGCACAGCCAGCTATAGGCCAAACACACAGGTCTAACCATCCCTGCCTCTCTGCATAAGGGTGGTAAATTATCACAGCATGCATTTTAGAAATCAAGAGGTGTGATGAAGAAGTACCAGACCAAAATCGTACTGCCGGACTGGCCGTGACCGAAGGGCCTGCTTCCCGGGTGGAAGCACATCGCCGAGTTCCTGGGCCTGAAGGTGCCCACGGCAAAGAAGTGGCACTACAAGCGGGGCATGCCGCTGGTCCAGGGGCCGGGCGGGCGCAAGGTCGGCATACCGGCCATGATCTATGCCTGGCTGTTGGAGTACGATCAGCTTCAGGGCGGGGATGCCTTTAAGTCCAACCTGCCGAATGCAAGGAGAAAGAATGCCAGATCCAAACGGACATCTCGCGGGAAAGCGGGCACACGAGCTGGCGGCTGAGGCGCTGGCCGCACATGGGGTTGACTTTGCCTTTGTGGCCGTCAAGCTGAAGCGTTTGGCCAGGGCCAACAACCAGAAGGTCTTCTGCAATTCTCAGACCGGACAGATCTACTACTCCAAGAAGATGAAGGCACATTCGGTGCGGCTCCAGTCCATCGATATGATCAATAAGATCCTGGGGTCGTATGCTCCGAAGAAGATCGAGGACGAGTCCAACACGGTGCCGGTGACCATTAAGCTTGTGGCGCCTCGTGGGACTGAAATGAAAGTAAGGCCGCCAGAAAGGAAAGACTAATGCCAGATTTCTGGATTGGACTTATTGTTTTCTGGTACCTGGCTTCCACACTGAGGCACAGTCATGACTCTTCCAGCAGAAAAAGAACTTGAGGTCCGCCCAAGCCCGACCCAGTATGAATTCATCATGGATGAGAGTCCCGAAGTTTGCTTGATGGGTCCGCGTGGTGAGGGTAAGACCGAGGCCGGTATCATGGCCATCACGTATTTCTCTACGCTCCAGGCCGAAGAGTTCCGCCCGCTGCCTGGGGCGTTGATTCGTGATACCTGGGAGAACTTGAAGCGGACCGCGGTGGAGTCTTTCCTCCGGCCCAGGCCCGGGTCGTTTGCTCATTCCATACGAGACTATCTTATCATCAGAGAGGGCGGAAAGTACATCGAGTTTCCTGGATACTGGTTTCTTTGGCTCTTTGGGGCGGATGAGCCGCGAGACCTGAATAAGTTGCAGTCGTTGCAACTCGCCATTCTATGGCTTGAGGAGGCGGCACCTGCCGCAGTAGAGGACATTGGATCCGGAGTCCAGGAAGACGTTTTCAATATCGGCATCACTTCACTTCGGGCCCCCACGACCACTCCCTGGAGGCGGGCCCAGATCACGATGAACTATCCGGCGGAGGATCACTGGACCTGGCAGCGGTTCTACGAGTTTGCCGACGAGAACACGGGCCTGCACCAGATTCTCCGTGGAGAGAACAGATTCATCGATGAGACCTACCGGAAACAAATGGAGCGGGCCCTGCGCCACCGTCCAGATCTCAAGGCCCGTCTGGTCGAGGGGCGGCCCACTGCCGTGCAGCTAGGTGAGAAAGTTACCCCCTCTTACAATCCCAAGGTGCATCGCTCTTCCTTCCGCCTGGATCCAATCCCGGGAGCCCAGGGTGTTCGTTTCTGGGATGGAGGGCATCATCCAACCTGTCTCATTGGACAGATAACTCCGCGTGGCCAGTTACAAATTCTCGATACCTTCCGTGGTGAGCAGGAAGGGATGGAGCAGCTTATCACCAAGGCTGGTGGGGTAAAGGAGATGCTGAACTCTCCCAGGTACAAGAATGAGAAAGATCAGTACAAGATTCAGACCTGGAGAGATATAGGTGACCATACGATCCGGACGCCTGAGCAGGCAAACATTTATTCATCTGGGGCGATGGTGATCAACCGGGAACTTGGGGCTTCGTTCGAGCCAGGACCAAAAGGACCGAACTCGTGGAATATCATGAAGGAAACCCTGGACCAGATCTTCCATAGGATGGTGGGGGCTGGTGAACCATTAGTCCTTGTTTCCAAACATGAACAGATATTACACCGGGCTCTTGCTGGTGGATGGCATTACAAGAAGCTGCCAACAGGAAGAGTGATTGAGAAGAAGCCGGTGAAGGACATCCACTCACATCCTGGGGATGCTTTAGCTAACGGGCTGGCTAGACTCTATCCAGTCATGGGAAAGAAGAAAGGCCGGAAAAAGTCAACAGTTCAACTCCGTAAGAGGGGAAGGAGCTATGGTACCAAATGAGCCCTAAACGTTTTCCTATAATTCACGGGAGTCCATATGAAGACAACCCATATCGAAACGAAGCTTTCGCCTGCACCGAATGTGGAAGGATCGATGATGTCGAATCTTGGGATGATGGACCAAGAAATGTTAGATGTCCTGGTCCTGATGGAAGAGGAGGTTGCTTTAGTGATGTCCGTTCCCGGGCGCTTACTGGATCCGCCGGGCGGAGGTACCGCGACAACTACAAGGCAACTTTTGGACATGACTAGGAGTTGATATGCCAGACGTTATTCAGATGCCAACCTTTGACCAACAAGAATTAGAAGAGCGGACGGAAGAAGCCGAACAACTCGATGAGACCCATCTTGTGGATTACGCCGAGGCGTGTTGGAAAGAGGCCGAGGATGCCAACAAAGAAATCTATGAGATGTGGGACACGGCCTGGGACATTTATAACAACGAGATGGACTTTTCCGATAAAGAAGATTGGCAGAACCAGGTGGCTTTACCAAAGGCGTTCAGTACAGTACAGCAGGCCAAAGCTGTTATTAGGCGTTCTCTTAATTCCACCCCCAATTACTTCTCTCTTGAACCCAACCCTGGGATAGCGGCAGACGAAGCTGCTTTTTGGGAGAAGGCCCTCAGGTTCCATAACAATCCACAGAATGCAAACTTTCCAATGGCCTTCTCAGATGCCAGTGAAATGACATTTGTTCTGGGCCTGAGCATGGAGATGATTCCGGTCTGGAAGGATGAAGGTGGATTGGAGTGGGTACTTGTTGAGCCATGGAAGGTCAGGCGGGATCCAGACGCAATGCCAAGGCGTCCTTTCTCCGGCAACTATTGGATCCATGAAGAGTGGGTTGACTTGTGGAGACTCAAACAAGGAGAACAGGAAGGGCTTTATGTGGGGATCGATCGGATTCCTGATACCATGGGTGGAAAGGCCGAGAATGAGGAAGAAGAAGCTCGAAGGAGACAGCAGTTCAGGGAGAGAAGCAAGTTTAGAAAGTCTGTGCGGGTTCGGGAGTTCTGGGGCGTTGTTCTGGACAGAAACGGGAACTTGCTTTTGCCGAATGCCAGATATACCATTGCGGGCGGGAAATTCGTTATTCGACCTCCAGCTCCGTCTCCCTTCCAGACTATGCGATGGCCGGGAGTGTCTTTTACCTCTATCCCCCACTTGTTGCGTTATGAAGGGCGTGGGCTGCTTGAGGGGGTAATAAAGTTGTGGAAGTTGATTAACAACTTCTTTAACCTTTCTATTGATGATCTTAATTGGGTTGTCAATGCCATGCTTGAACTTGACCCAGACATGCTTGATGATGAAATCGACTATGAAGCTTATCCAGGCAAGACCTTCCTTCGAAAGACCGGGACGCATGGGATGGGACAGGCGGTTAGTTATATAGAGAAGAAAAGTCGGGTTGGCGATACCATGCTTCCTATGATGCAGCTGTTTGAAAAGATCTGGCAGAATTCAACGTTTGTGTCCGAGTTTATTGAGGGCCTCCCTGGGCACCGAAGCAAGATTACTCGTGGAGAGGTAGAGATCAAAACCAGGCAGGCGATGGGAGTGTTTGATTCAATGATGAATGATCTTGAGGATGGGGCGACTAGGGCGTTGTGGGCCTCCCTTGAGATCATAAGCTTACAGTGGGATCTTTATGATGATCCTAGTCCTTTATCACTTTTCGAAGGAGATTACCATCCAATCCAGATTATGCAATTCCTCCAGGCCTCAAAGCAAATGAGTCCTATGCAGCGTAAGGCCCACATGAAGATGGGGGGAATCAGCTCGGTAATGCGGCAGCAGGAAGTGTTACAACGGCTTCAGTTCTTGACAGAATTATCACTGATACCAGAATGGAAGCCTTACATACAAATGTATAACTTGCTTTCCACGATCGTTGACAAGTTGGAGCTTGGAGATCTCAAGGTCATAATCAGTCCAGAGGAAGCCAAGATTATTGAGCAGATGGCCATGGCTCTTCCGGCTCCGGGAATGGGGATGCCACAATGATTCTGCGTTTACTCTTGATCCTATTACTTCTCTTGTTGCCCGTCAAGTTACAAGCCGCCGACGTTGGGGTCATCCTGCGCACTTCCTACGTCGGAGGGGTTTCTGGGGCATTGGATGCGGTTGAATGTGACGACATCCAAGGGAACAATACTAATCGACGTATCGCTACCGGTGACCGGGCCTTAGTCCTTGGAGCCAGCTCGCTCGCGTTATATGTCTTTGATGTGACCGGCACGAGTTCCGAGACTGGGGCAGCCCCCTATTTGGTGATCACCCCAGATGATCGAGCCGACTGTGGGGGAACAGGACAGTGGAATCTGGTAGAGTATCTGGCCGGCTATTATACTCCACAGTTGGGCGGTAATTTAGATTTAAATGGGAACTCTCTTATTTCGGACGTCGTGGCGATTACCGATGGAGACATTACTCCGGATGTATCCGGTGGATCTCTCTTCAAGGCCGTCGATACTGATACGACTAACACGGTTATCAACGACTTTGACTTTGGGGGGAGTTCTATTCCAGAGGGATACCGCTTTTGTGTTTACTTTTTGGACGCCTACTTTGATCTTGACTTTACGTCCTCGGGGTTGGAGGGGAACGGCGGGGCGGATTGGACCAATATAGGCGCAACCGACATCGCGTGTTTTGTCTATACAGACCAGGACCAGTGGAGGTTGACTACGTCCGCAGCGGGGGGATCTGGTGATGTGACGGCGGCGGTGGGATTTGGAACTGACAATGTGGTTGTTAGGTCAGATGGGACAGGGAAGGGAGTACAAGCAAGCGGCCTAACTATCAACGACTCAGACCTGTTAACTGTTCCTGGGGGATTGGCAACTAGCGCAGCCGGAGTTGGGACAGTAGACATATACGATTCCGCTGGAGATAATTACCTTAGACTGACCATTTCCGGCGATTGGTCTGCGAATAAGACCGTAACGTGGGGGTCAAATGGAGCTTTGCCTACAGCTAATGGTGGAGCTGGAGTAACTACTAAGACCACTGCTACAAACTACACCATCGGCACCACAGACCCCAGAGAGTGCTATGGTGGAGTTATCTACGCTACTGGTGATGGAATTGACATTACTGCCTGTGACGATCTGGCCGCAAACATGGCCTTTACAGTGATTACCATTGGTGCAGTTCAGGTAGATCTTGACGTACAGTCTGACGACAAAATGATTTTGGACGGTACTACTCTGGACGATGGAGACAAGGCAGCTAACACTTCTACCTCTGGCGATATAATCGTCTGCACCTATTACTCCACAGATGGATGGTGTTGTGCTTCAGGTAGCAACGACGGTGATCTTTGGACGGATGGAAGCTAATGCGTAAATGGTTACTACTATTGTTCGTTCCTTTCTTGCTTGGTGCCAGCATCCAGCATTGGCACATGAAGGTTGCCAAAACAAGAAGTAGTGGCGGATTTTGTAATACATTCACTGATCCTGCCTCTATTACTTGTGAGGACTTGGAAGGCAGCAACAGTGTTTCAGGCACAAGTATTGTCACGGCGCAAGGTTCCAGTTGGACTGCAAACGTATCTGCCAGTGCAACGATGACTAATACGGCACATGAAAACTCAGGTTGGCCTAGTGGAAAGGGTTCCTATGCGCTGGAGATTTACATAGAAGATGGTGATGAAGAAGCTTCTTTGCTTCAGACCTACTCCTCTGCTCAGAGCCACGTTTATTATGAAGTCGCCGTGGATATGACAAGCATGAGCTTGACCACCAGCTCGTATATCGGCCTGATTGGAGTAACCGAGGCCACTGGCGGGCCGCCCCTCAACACGCTCTTCTCGCTGTATGTTATATGGAATGGAAGCAGTTACAGATTGTCTAGTAAATTCTGGAATAGCCTTTACGGAACCGAAAACAAAACTGGCACTACAAGCCTTTCACTCAACGATCCTTTCTGTGTCCAGGTAGAATGGCAAAATTCAACAGCTTACTATGTAAAATTAGATGCCGCCTGCGACGGAGTTTATGAGTCTACCGAAATTAGCCATGACGCCGATGGTGTGGCCGATAAGGATATTAAAACTGTTTATTGGGGATCGGAACAAACAGGGTTAGGCTGGGACACCTCATATTTGAAGACAGGAGAGACTGCAACTTATCAAATGGATATTCTTGCCGCTGACACGACTTTACCAGGGATAAGTCCATGAAGAAGCTATTTATAATACTATTTGCAATTTTATACATAACAGCCCCAGTTCATGCGGATGTTCCAGATGCACCAGTTATCGACCACCCACGTTCCCACGACTGGTTTCCTGCTTACGACTACGATCTGGTAGTGCAGAGTGATGATGTTGGCTATGTCGGGGATGGAACGCATCTGTCTAGCGATTGGGAACTCAGAACCGCATCTGGTGGTGGTGGAACGCTTGTCACTTACTCCTACGATGATGCGGTCAACCTAACGCAATGGACAATAAGTAGCTCTTTTCTATCTCTGTATAAAAGTGGCTATTGGTGGACGAGATACATTAGGCACAGGCACACCAACAGTGCTGGTGACTCTGCATGGACTGAGGTGGAGTTTACCGTCGATAACTATAAACTTGGGAATATTGTTACGGGACTGCCTCCATATATTCTTCTAAATGGCTACCAGCATAATGAGTACGTTGCAAAAGGATTACTTCCCGTCACTCTTTATCACAACTGGAACGGCTCTGATAAATGCACTAACGACGGAGTAGAAGATTGCAAAAATGTTATCAACCATGTCATTACCGAAGCTCAGGCTTTTGCAATGACCGTGTTCTTTCCCACTGGTACTTATCGCACTACAGGGCTCATCCAGGGAAGGTTATCTATTTATGGAAATGCACACACCAGGACAAGGACAGTCAACTTGCTTGGTAGTTATGCGGGAGCAAAGCCGACAATCGTTCTGGATAATTCCGCTGGCAGCGAAGTTGTATTTAATAAGACGATTACGTATAACAGTGCATCTACTCCGAATCCAGTAGTGTGGATTTGGCATGACGAACTTGCCTGTACTAACGCCGAACCCTGCTCGACCAACCAAGGCAACCTCTTTAACTCAAGCATCCGTAACATAAAGATCGTCACAGGAACGAATGCAGGAGCTTGCGGTCTATTCTTTAACGGCCCACAGGGATCATATATACAAGATGTTGAGATTGATGCCACAGGAGGATACTGTGGTTTATATAATTCCAGAACAACTGCTGGTGGAGGCACTACTAATTTCAAAGTCACTAACGGTGAATACGGAATATATCAAACTCAAACTGGCAGGCCAGGAACCTTTGCCAATGTGGAGTTGACAGGGCAGGGGTCAAGAGCAATTTACTTTGAAGACCCAAAGGTATCCATATTTACCGGACTGAAGATAGAGATAGATGACGCTCCGGCAATAGAGACAGGTCGATCATATCTTGAAGCAGAAAGTGCCTTGATAATTCAGGATGGACGCATAGACATTACCGGAGCTTCTGGGGGTACTGTGATTGACAACTCTTCTGGCGCTGGCATTTACCTCAAAAATGTCTACATGCAAGGCCCGGCTGGGCAAGCCTTGAATGCGATTCAAAGTGGTGCTGAATCCGCTGTAGCCCTAGATAGCACTGGAAACTGGCATCGTATAAACGAGTACGCCTATACAGTACAAGGCGCTGGTGGTGATGGAGGATGGGATAGCCGAAACATTATAGATGGTGACAAAAATTCTACTGCCGAGCCAGCTAACAGTAAAACCTTAAATGCCGGAAGCCCTCCCACTGATTTGTTTACTAAACATGGAATAAGCGGCCTTCCCGACTTTGAAGATGTAGATGTCTATGACGCGCTAAATGATCTTGGGATGGACAACACCGGATATACTGACATTTCTTCGGCCTTACAGAATGCTCTGAACTCCTACTCAAAGGTGTTTCTACCAAGGGGCTGGTGGAATCTGGGATCTGGGATCACAATGAATGATGGCAACTATCTGTTTGGCTTAAACAATGCAAATACTATTGTATTTCCAGATATAAGCTGGCACCCAACAAGCCAGGTATTTCTGATAACCACACCTAACGATGCGGATGCTTTCATTTTTCTTGGTGATATGCAGCTACGATTTCGACATAACACTTTAGCTTATGATTGGTTTGGTTTATACAACCACAAGTCTGGGCGTAGATCAATCATCAAAAACACTTCTGACTACGAAACGCTCTATGAGGATTTAGATGTTACAAACGCTCATGTACGATACCTTTACAGCGACAATGCTGGCGGGAGAATATATGGCTGGCACTCGAACGAAGGTCATAGTACCCTCAATCAGGATTATCATCATTTAAAAATATACGGCACAAGCCAGCCATTACTCTTCTACGATCACAACCCAGAAGATAGAGACTGCTGGAGTTCCGATGATGAATGGGGCGACACGTTAATACAAAGTGCCTCGAATGTGATGTTATATGGAACAAAAGACGAGCATTGGTGCGCCCAGTGGATACACATCATTGACAGCACCAATATTGCACTTATGGGCTACGAAGGCCAGAACCCACCAGCGACTGATTTAGGGTGTTCGTATGGGTCACCGTGTTCGTATGGGTCACCTTGTACTGGCTATGGACCATTTGCAAAGGTTATCTCTACAACTCCAGGGGCATCGGATGACATTCTTGGCGTACAGATGTATCCGCAGTATCAAATAACGGACAGGCAATTTGAAGAAGATAACCCGGGCACCGACTATATTTTAACTGGCGTACAGGCAATGGGTCTTTACAGGAAAGGAACATTCGTCGATTTTACCATTTGTGCCCCTGTGGCCCCGACTTGGACAGCACCCACAGATAATTGCGGAGGTTCTGGTTGTTCCATTAACCCTACCACTACTTCCTCAAACTTTGTTGCCGCTGGTGGCTGCGACCATTATGTCTCTCATTGGCAGATAGTTCTGGATTCGGATAGCGACTATCTTTGCACAGATGAGTCCTGGGCTAGTCCTCTTTTTGAAGATATAAGCATTACCGACCTAGAATCCAATGATACTTTTGCGGTTAACTTAATTCCATCTACTAAATACTGCGGCAGGGTAAGGTACGGTGTTCTACTATCTGACAGGACATATTACTATGGAGCCTGGTCAACAGCGGTAAACTTTGAAACCTTAGGATCTCCACCTGCTCCGCATACAGGGGTAGATATAGGTGGCTCAACAACCATTGGAGGAAAAGTAGGCACAGGAGGATAAGTGAATGAAAAGAATTACGATGCTCATAATTATGTTTTCCATGTTTCTTGTATCGTCAGTCTTTGCCCAGACCTGGAAGTGTAGGTTGAGCTGGGTGGCTGCAAGTGACCCGCAGGGTGATCTGGCGGGGTACAAGATATACCGGTCGGTTAACGATACTACTCCGGTAATAGGTCAGACGTTGGCGGTTGCGATTATTAGTCAGGGTGGTGAGCTGGCTCCGGTGGACAATTTTCTGTTCGACCTCGGGCCTGGTTTCCATTACTTCTGGCTGAGTGCTTTTGACGCTCTGGGTAACGAAACCCTGTTGAACGGAGCAGCATCGGTTAATTTAGGCAGTGGTGAAGGGTTTGCGCCTGTCTGGCCCGAGGGTGCAGAGTTGAAGATTGAGGTAGTTGTACCGGAGCCGGTTACTTCAGGTGGGGGGCCGAGTTCACAATGAGTTGGCCTAATAGTGGCAACAAATACTATGAGAAATTCCATTGCGATTACTGTGGAAGAGAGTTTCCGGCATATGACAGTCAGACAAGGTTTTGCTCGTATTTGTGTGTTCGCCGATGGATGGAGAAAGGCGATTGGACTGTGTATGTATGTGCTGGCAAGCATCATTTTGTTGCCGACAACCAGGGAGTAAAGCGCATCAAAAGAAAGGAAACAGATTATGGCAAGACCAAAAATTTATGACTACGATGCTCCGTATGACGAGATAGAAAATTTAAGCGTGGAGGGATTCAGGATCCACCAGGTGTCTTTTCTCCCACAAAAGAACATGGCAATAATTACCTTTGAGGAAGGATATATTGATGGGGATGAAATAGTTCCAACCAGGAGGATTAAGCAGATAGACATAGATGCTGATGGGGCAACGATGGGTGATACTGTGCTCGATCCTCAAACCTTTGTTTCATGGTATCTGGCAAACAAAGATGCCTTCGATGCTATGCACATAATAGCAATGGATAAGGTCATCTCATGCTTGGGTAAGACAGGAGCTGTTGTCTATTGAAATACTTTACCTACGCAGAAAATGGCGGTGCGGTACTCACCGGCCTAAACACAAATGCCTGGACTAGAGATATTGATCTAACCGACAATGCGTCTTACGTTGGCAATGCTCCTACCTTTCCTGATGGTGCGACAGGTGTAATAGTCTATATTTACAACGGCAAAAATGCAGCCAGAAACTGTGCAGTGCAGGCAGTTGATTGTGCAGATGATTTGACACAATATATATCTCCGTATTCCAGGCAGGTATTCTATGTAAAGATTGATGTTTCAGGCGCAGAAAAAACTATCGATGTTTTCCTTCAAGATCCTAGTACAGCAGTAGTTCATATAATCGGCTACTTTGAAGGTGAAGCTAATTTCTTTGCTTATGGTTCTGGCTATACGAACTGGACTAATAGTTCCGCTGGGTGGGAAGAAGAGAACCTAACAGGATTAAGTGCCGATGCTGCTTTTGCGGTTCTTCTGGTTTATGGGAGCACAAGTTACTTTACCAACGCAAGGCATCCAGATTCTACTGAAGATAGGAATGATGCTTACTCCTGTGGATTTGGATGTGTTCTTGCTCCTGTAAAGGTATCTGGGTCTGATAGATGGGTTGAGGTATATGTAGAAAATACTTCTGTCGTTCACTACCTACTCGGTGAAATAACTACGGCAAGTGAAGTCAAAACTACCTCAGTTCAGATAAGTGATCCAGGCAGCATAGGTAGCTATGCAGATATAGATTTCAGTGGTGACACTCCACCAGCAAATGCAGAGTTTGCGGTTATAGAAGTCTGGTCACCG